GCGTAGAACTCAAGCCCTTTTCGAGGGCGAGGATTCACTTGGGGACTCTTCTTCTTCTTTTTCTTTTTGGCAGGTGCTGCCTGAGGATGAAGTTGTCTCAATCTCGGTGGCGGGGGGCCCCGGGGTTGGGAGATAACAACAGGACGCTTGGACAAATTGTTAACTTGAGCTGTCAACTTCTTAATGTCCTTGTTTTCCTTTGTTTTCTCCGTCGTTCCAGTTCCAGTTAACGCATGGATACCAGATTTGACAAAGGGAAAAGCTGCAGAAAGGGCTGACCAAAGCCAACCCCAACCAGTGTTATTCCTTACTTCAGTTGCCACAGGCATATGTCTTAATGCTTCAGTTATGAAACGAAAGAAATCAGGACTATACTCGGCGCATGGTTTAGCTGCCAAGGAAATATCAGATTCATCAGGGCTTGGAAAACGCTCATAGATATATCGGACTCGTAAAAGACCGGTATGTTGAAAGCTCAATCCAGTGAAAATACATCCAATAGTATTCCAAGGTTGCATATTCCATACGCTTGTTGCAGTAATGGGTCTCGGATTTGCCGTAGAAAGGGGAACCTGTGCTACTCCACCAGTGATTACATCGGCAGGAGCGGTCAAATCGCGACCACCAGCTGAAAAATCATTGGCGAAAATGACAGGTTGAGTGTCATCCACAGTCTTAGCAGGAATGTCAGCCTCTATAGGGGTATTAACCATATAAAAACCATCTTCTGCTTTCCAACTCATGGTGCCAGGTAGAAGGTTTGCTTCACCGGGGGTTTCAGGAGCTCTCCTCAACATTATCGAAGAGGAAGTTCCAGTTCCAGTGATAGCAGCACCGCTAGAGGTTTGATAACCAATAACGGATTTTGCTTCAAAAGAGTTTGAAGGTTGTTTGTAACACCTTAAACTCCCTTGTCGAAAGACCGGGGCGGTAGTATCGTAATACTCCATAGCCGTTGCGATCAATCTTCCAACTCCTGCTGTATATTTATCGGGTAAGGAAACCCCAATAGGTTGAACATTTCCCGGCGTTGCCAGCCGAAATGGTCCTAGTGGATTCCCAGATGTACCCCGAAAAACAGAAACGGAGGGATGTTGGGTCATTGCGTGCCTGCTAACCAAAGGTTGAATCACTGCGTTACCATAAAGGTCAACGCCGTTCATCACCGATAGTCCGGCAGTTGTTTGCGGATTGGAAGTCCAGGGATTCATGACGATATTCATATCCCAATTAGCTCCTCCAGGGTCCGCTGTGCTAATTTGTATCTCCTGAGTAACAACGGTAGTTATGGATTTGCCGGTTTTTGCATCCGGCCATCCATCTAAATTACCATCGAAATCCATGGGAGATAAGAATGCTTTAGCCATCTCAACGGATTCAGAATCCATTCCGACCTTGGTAACCAAGGCCTGAGATAACCTTTGAACTTGTGCTTGTCGACTTGCCATATCACTTTTAAATCCACCACCACCATAAAGGAAGGAAAAAATAAAACCGCCTTCAAAAAGTGAGGGCTGGGGGGATTGCTGCCCCTCCCAACCTAAGTGCATAGATAAGAAAGAACTTCTCATGAAGTCGAGATCATTCACTTTAAGAATGTGTCTCAACGCACTTTTGTAAATAGCTGTGTCGTACAAGAATTCAAGATATTTTACTAAAACATTGAAAACTTCAGGGCAGGGGTAAGCGAGAAATGTGAGAGCTAATACTCTCTCAAAAAACTCATCCTCCTCTAATTCAGGGTTCATCCCCACTCTTGTGACAGATGAACAGATTTTTCCCAACCTTGGGTAAGGTAGGTATCGTGCGACTTTAGGATCATAATGAAAATATGATCCAAGGAATTCGTGCCTTGGGTCAAGTCTAGAGCCTGCATTGGCAATAGTAACCAATGTAGCGCTAGGTTTAATCACAAGCCCCCAATCAAGGTAGGCCCGCAATTTATCTGCGGTGTAATCTTCAATCCCGGTCCAACCGAAGTAATGAAAATTACAAGCCCCCGTTTGGTCATCAGAGTAGATGCCATAGAGAGCATTATTAAGTATTTCAGAAAGGGAAATATACCTTTGAAAGTGTTCATAATAAGATTTTATTAGGAAATAAAAAATTACTATGAGATGTGCGATGGAGTTATCCGAAGCAGTGTTATTGCCTCCGGAATTATTTCCAGTTTGCCGAACAAAGACTGTACCGTCGGGGGTTATAGCAGCCGGGAAGATAGTTTGGTAAGCCATATACCAAAAATCATCCTCATATTCGGCGGGAAGATCAAGTAATCTCCAGCGAATGTAATAAACATACCAGAGAAAAATGGTTCTATCATAACCAGAAATATCAGACTGGTCACGAAGGGGAAACTTCTCAAGTTGGGTGACAAACTTGTGAAATCCACCATATTGTTTAGTAAGACCATATTTAATCCACAACTCTTCGTGGTATTTAATTAGTCTTTTGTTTTGATTGTCAAAGAGAAATTTACATTTGGCCAATTTGTCGAGAGGGTCCACAAAAATAGTGCGAACCTTATCTCTCATAAGATCTTCATTGGGCAAAAATTCTACTTTGTCTGCTATGTTAGCTAATGGTACATGATTCCTTCTTTTATAAAGATCCAAAAACATCTTAGTTGCAATAGCCGCAGCTTTAGTACTATATCCTTTTCTAAGGTATACAAAACCAGCTGCAGTTGCCAAGTTAAATTTTGAATCCTCATTAAATCCAGGGCCACATTTAAGGTAACGTTCCAAGTACTCAATCACCAATTCCAAAGTGTGATCGAGTATAGGACCAGAGGGATGTATAGGATTTACATCACACTTCTTAATAGAAGCCTCAACGTTACATTTCTTAGCTCTAACTTTTTCATAGTCAGACATTTCATAAAGCAATCTCCCTTCGGGATTTAGCCTACAGAACTCTTCGAACTTCGGGTCAAGAGTAACTGTAAAATTTGGACCTGTTAACGGGTATTGAATGGAGCGGTCCACTGCTCCGAGGGTGGCCATGTTAGTAAAGGCCGGGTCTCTTGGTTTAGCCTTGAAATAACCAGTTCCAAAGCCACCCTCCAAGTCCTGATATCAGACAACGGATTTAAGGAATTCGAAAACCATCTTGTTAAAGAATAGAAATCGATTTCCTTTATTCGTTCCGTTAGTTCCCACATGAAAACCAATAGGTGTACCACTATCTTTCCAAACAATGGCACCACAATCTCCAGGTGCTGTAGAACAATCATAAATTGCTTCTCCGGTGTTATCAGAGGGGTTTTGAAATTTTCCTGCAACAGAAACATGAGGTAACGCGTTTCTATGTACGAAAATTGCAGCTTGAGTGACCTTTTTAAGGTCAGGTACATTCTCAGGTCTAAGATTTAATGTTGGTAAAAAGCCTTCCATATCTTTAGGAAGAACCTTAGCACATATATCTAAAGGGTCATTTGGAACAAAAGTTGTCGGATCACAAGAGTGATGCTTAGATTCATCTTTACTCCAAAAGGTTAGGAGAGTGTTTTGGGGACATTGTGAAAGAAAATGCTTAGGGATAACCAAAAGTTTAACGTCAGCTTCAACGCTACAAATATGATAATACCCGAGGGTAACTTCCCCATAAGTACATTTTCCTTGTTTCTGGAGACGAGGCTCATTAGGTGCGGCTACTGGAAATAGTAGATTCCCTGTCATCTGAGCTTCTTTTTTAGCAGAATCCGGGGACTTCGTATCTTTCAACGCATCCGCTTTCGGTTTCTTAAACTCCGGGAGAGGGCGAATTTTTAACACCTTATCGCCAAAGGCTTTTCTTTTAGCAGAAGGAAGATCTCTTCTGAGTTCAAAAAACCATGCTTCAAATTTATCGTTAGATAAATTCTTAATGTATTCTTTATTCTCGGGTGTGAAGTTAAAACTTTCCCTCACTGGTTCAGGGGTCCCAACCACTGCGGGAGGAACAATTACTGGAACCTGAGGTGCCGGGAAAGTACGAGTTTGAGGAGCATCTATCATAGACCTCCATTCTTCTTCAGTGCTAGGTTTCTTAACGGGTTGGAACATATCAACAATCATTTGATAAAATCCTTCCCTAGTCAGTGGTTCTTCAATCACTGGTGTAATAGGTATCTCTACTACAGGTGTCTTAGGTTTAGGGCGGAGATAGTCTCGAAGGCCTTCAATAAAATCTTGAATTCCTTCTCTTTCACCTTCTCTCTTTCCTCTAGGTTTGCCAGAAACCACGGACACCAATGAAGTTATAGCTTCTACTAATTGTTGGTGATTTTTAACAGCATCAGCTTGAGCCTTGGAAACTCTCTTGAATCCATCGGCAATATCAGCTCTCATACTGAGAAGAGCAGAGTCTTGAGCCAATATCTTATCCCTAAGTTGGCCGAAGGAATTACCACCATTAGGCTTAGTGGCCGCTTCCCTTCTATGCCTAGTAAAGGCTTCAAGATCCCTGAAATTAAATGTTTTTGTGCCGGAATCGCGGCCGGCAGGTTCATCATCATACCCTCCTCTAAGATGAGAAATAAAATTTGCAACTTCTTCGTAAGTGAAATCTTCATCCCAATCTTTCATATGAGGTTTTCTCTTGTTATCCTCTTCGTCATCTCTCTGACTTTTAAGTTTACCAACATGAGTTTGTTCATACTTCTCTTGGACATTGTCTTGCCATTCCTTGTAAGTACTAGCATTATCTTCATACATGCCTTCTTGATCATCAATCCACTCGTAAGCATTCCAAAAACGATCAACATCGTCCTCGGTAGCCCAGTCTTGGTAATCAATATTATTGTCTTCAAAGAATTTGTCTACTTCATAAGTGTCCCAGCCATATTTATCAATAAGCTGGTTGGCATAAAAATCAAAATCCATGGGACTCATTTTATGGTATAACTTCTGATATCTTCGAACCTTCTTTCTACCTCGAATATATCTACCCCTATTAGCAGGATTAAATTCTCGAGACGGAAAAGGTACAAAATCAATAGATTCTACAGTAGGAAAAACGGGTACACCATCCGATTCCCGGATAGTTACATTTGCTTTTGAGGGTCTATAACCCTTGGGGGTTCTCCTTCGTTTCAAAATAGCCTTATTTTCTAGGGCCAGAAACTTATTTTTTGGTACTTTTTGAGCAAAGCGTAATTTCTTAATCATTGCTTCTTTTTCGGAAGAACCGCTTTCAGTCTTTTTCTTTGTATCCAATACAATCTGATCATAACCAAAAGCAGAAACTACTTGTTTCTTTTTAGGGAGCGCAAGAAGAGGAGAAACCTCCAATTCAATGTGAGACCCATCAGGGGTCAAAGGTTTAGGAGGACCATCCCAAGCATTTACCAGCTCGGGTTTATCATCTAAAACAACTTGCACTCCAGGATTGAAATAATCTTTTACCTTATCTCTAGCAGAAAGAACAGTATCTTTTCCTGCTTGGAAGTAAGGAGAGACAATTTCTTGAGTAGTTGCTG